TGAGGCTTTGGCTGATGATTTGTTGGATACTTATACTATGGGTGTTTTGGTATCTATGGCTTATTGGGAGATAAATAAACTCTTTTTAATTGAAAGCAGTAGAGAGATTACCAACAAAATCAATGGTGGATTGGATAATCATTCCAAAAATTTGAGAGATTTTTATACCCAACAGGCTAGAGAGCTGTTGAAAAAAGGCTAATAATGAAAAGTGTTTTGAACAAGATGAAAAAAGGGAGTGGGAATTATAAAGTATTGGAATATATGCTAAATAATTCTACTCCTATCTCTGTAGCTGATGCTAGAGAGTTGGGTTTAACAAATGACTTGCGAAGTAGGGTGAGTGATTTGAAGAACAAATATGGGGTTGATATTGGCTCCAAAGTGGTTGAGGGTAGTACTGGGGCTAAGTATAAGATATTTTGGCTCGGTGAGCATAGTGTACTGCGAGATAAAGATGAAACTATTAATATAAAAGTTAAATTTAATAATAGCTATTGGGAGGGTAAGTTTTATCCATCAAAAGAGATTATTTTGTATGCTAATGGCAAAAAGCAACAGTGTACTATGGAACAATTTGAGAAAAATTTAGGAGGATTAATTGAAAAAGTTTAGTCCTGTAAGTTTTGGGGGAATGACCATAGCAGAGGTTTTATCTAATGATAAAGTTTCTGCTATGGTTAGAATGCATGGTGAGACTTGCATTTTAGCCAAATTTTCCTTAAAGGATTTGGTATAAAAGCCATATATGGCAAAACAACACTATCCAATAGAGAGGCTATGTTAGCTCTTGGGCTTAGTAGAGGTCGAGAGCTTGGAGCTATTTTATACACAAATGAACTCAAAAGTTTGAGTATTGATGATATAGCTGAATATCTTATGAAAAGAAAATCTCCGACATTGGAGCAAAAATACCCCGATGGGACATTAAGCTTGTCTGAATTTGCTTTTGAGATGGCTATAACTGAAACAGAAGCTAAGGCTGTTTTGGGGACATATTATAGAGAAGAGCCGAGTTTGATTTTTCTTCAGAATATTTTGGATGATTTTAGTGGTTTTGTTAATCGTTTGATGAGTAAAACTCATTTGCGAAAATTGTATTGGAAGTATAATCTTACTGTAGATGAGATAGCTAATATTACTGGATGGAGTAGAAATCGAGTTATATATAGAATTGATAGGCTTAATATAAGTAAACAAGTAGAGAGGGTAGCGTAATGAATAATTTACATGATTTGAATATAGAGAGAGCTATTCTATCTGCTATTATTTTTGAGCCTCAAACCCTTCAAGAGGTTGATGGGAAGATAGAGGCAAAAGATTTTTATTTACCTTTTCATAAAAAAATTTTTGATGCATTTAAAAAATTAGACGCTAAAGGTTTGCCTATTGATGAAATTTTCTTACAAAAAGAATTGGCAAAAGATTATGATGAAGTTGCTTTTCTCGATATATTATCTGCTAATCCTATCTCTAATATTGATGCTTATCTCGATGAGATAGTTGAGAAGAGTCGGAAGAGAGAGCTGAATGTTCTCTCTATGGAGATTAGAAAAGGGATTGGGGAGGATTTGGATAGTGAGGAGGTTATTAATTCTATAGCTAAATCCATAGAGAATATAGATAAGAGAGCTGAAGAGTTTGATGATATAGCGACTATTGCTGATGATTTTGTAGAGTGGATGGATAGTACAGAAGAGAAGAGAGTTATCCCTACAGGATTAGCTCCACTTGATGACCTGATAGATGGAATAGAAGAGGGTGAAGTTATCATTATAGGGGCTAGACCAAGCATGGGGAAAACTTCGGGAGTTACTACTATGATTGCCAATTGGATAGAGAATGATAGCTGTGGTGTACTGTTTGACTCTTTGGAGATGGATAGAGAAAAAATCTTTCGTAGAATTCTTAGCACTATGAGTGATAGTACACTGTGGGATTTGAAAAGAAAACAGATTAAAGATTTAGATAAGTATAAGAGAGCTTTGGGGAAGATTAGAAATAGTAAGCTAATTATCCATGATAAAAATGGTGTTAATTTTAATTTTTTGAGAAACAAAGCCAAAAGAGTTTTGAGAAAAAACCCTGATATAAAAGTGTGGATAATAGACCACATAGGAGAGATAAGTTACAAAGACCCTAAGTTTCTAAGAATAGAGATGGGAGAAGTGATGAGTGGAGTGAGAGCTATAGCCAAAGAGTTTGGTATAGGCGTAATAATACTCTCGCAACTCAATAGAGAAGTAGCTAATAGAAAATCAAACCGTCCCACTTTGGCAGATTTGCGAGAGTCAGGAGAGCTGGAGCAGAAAGCTGATAAAGTTATTTTGCTTCATAGAGAGAGTTATTATCAAAGAGGGGAGCAGGTGCGTGAACCTGCTATAACTGATAGTGAGATGATAGTAGCCAAAAATAGAGATGGTGCTACAGGAGTAGCCAAGATGAAGTTTGAGGGTGCTTGTACTCGTTTTTTTGTTGACAATCAGCCTTATTCTATTGAGTATGTAGATAGTGTACCACAAGAACAAAGTACTAAATCTACATTTGAATTACCACCATTATAGGAGATATTATTATGTCAGCACCTTACTTAACTATTAGAGTACCTAGAAAGTATATGCAAGAGTTACAGCTACAGAATAAAAGCAAGTACCATGCTTTTATGGAGTGGATTATCACTAATGAAGAGTTGGAGTTTGGGATATTGGATGAGATGCATTCATTGGATTTCTTTGCTAAATCTTGGGGGCATTGGGAATATAATAAATGTATCAAACCCAAATCTACTAAGACAGTTAGAAATTGGCTCAAAGAGTTTGAAGATGAGATGGAAAAGTTTGATTCAGGTTGGGCTTTGAGAAGATGGCAACGGTCTGCTAGGGTTAGAAATAACTCTGTAAAAAAACAGAGTACACCCAAAGTACACCCTAAGTACTCTGAAAAAGGGGCTTTAAATCCCACAAAATCGGACTTTGAAAAAACAAAGTACACCCAAAGTACACCCAAAGTACACCAAGATAATAATATATATGATGATGATAACGCTGATTTTTTGATTGAAAAAGAGTTTGAAGATTTGTTCTTTACTTATAGAGCTTTTAATGCTAAGTATGCAGGTAAGAAGATGGAAGCATTAGAAGCTTATAGAGCTTGGAGAAAAGTACATAGTGATATTAGTGTAGAGGATTTGAAAAAAGCTATTCGGTTGTATATGGCTGATAGTGAGATTAAAAAGAAGAATGGGTTTAGAAGTTTCATTATGAATGAGCTGTACTTTGAGTATATGCCTTGTAAGATTAAGTTTAACCTCAATGGTGTTTGGGTTGATAGTGTTTGGAAACCTGATGAGATACTTTATAGATTGGAGGATATGAGTCCTATTGGTACTTTGAACAAAGAGAGATTTAAACAGCATATTGTTGATGGTAATATATTGTTGGAGGTGGCGTGATGAGTAAGAAAGTAAGTGAGAATATAAAGATGTTCATATACTTTGCAAGAGTCAGAATAAGTTGTTTGTCTATGTATATAGAGGGGAGATAGTATGATAAGCAGTAAAGTTTTAGATGGATATATTCCATCTACTATATTGGCAAAGGACTTATGTATTTCATCATCCAAGCTTCGATATACAACATTGGAGCATATAAGATTTAAAAAGGTTCTATTGATTAAGTTACCATTGGAAGCTAGAAAATATATTGATGGGGATTATGTGCCTGTGCTTATTCAAAAAGAGACTGATGAAGAGTTTGAATATATTTTAAAAATATCAGAAAAGATGAAAGTGGGGTTTTGGAAATAATGGCAAAGAGTATCTGCCCTATACATGGGATAACTAATGGTAGCTGTAGCAAATGCAAAAAGAGTTCAAATCAAAATTATGATAAATATAAACGAGATAAAGAACTCAATAAGTTTTATCACTCTGCTAGATGGATAAAAACTAGGAATTTGCAACTTAAAAAGTTTCCTCTATGTATAGAGTGTGGACAACCTGCAAAGGTTGTTGACCATATAGAAGAAATAAGAGATGGTGGAGATAGATATTCTCTTGAAAACCTCCAGTCTATGTGCATATCTTGCCATAATAGAAAAACAGCCAAAGCTAAGAGCCAAAGAGGGGGGGGCGTAAAATCGCTAGAGTCCGAAACCCCAATGACCGAAGCCCCTCCTAAATTTTTACAAAAACCTTGTGAGGGGGGGTACCCCTTGAATGGTGTAACAAGTGAAATTATAGAGAGTGCTAAATTCGATTATGAAAATGAGGGCGTTAGCTTTGGCACTCTAGTTAAGCGATATGGAAAGTACAGAGTTTTTTGGTCTCGAAAAGCCAAAATGGAAAAATGGATAAAGAAAGCTAAAATTAAAGATGTTACAAGTGTTACAAAAGATGTTACAAGTGTTACAAAAGATGAGAGTACAACATCTTCGTTTGATGGTATTTTATCTACTGTAGCAGTTAGGAAAATCAAAGAGATAACACAAGAGCTAGGAGAACATTATAGTCCTATCGATGAACCTGTATTGGTGGTCTATGCCAAAAGTTATGAGTATTTTATCAAGCTAACAAAAATGCTTGATGAAGAAGAGATAAGCCTAGTATCTCCAAAAACAGGTTCTCAATATACCAATCCTAATTTTAATAGTTGGTTGGCAGTTGGTAAAAATATTGCTAGTATTGGGGAGAAGATAGGCGTTACGGCGGCCGCTAGAAAACGAATAGGAATAACTCTTGGTGGAGATGATAAAACAGAGAGCTTATTTGACTTTGTAGAGAAAATGTTAGATGAAGATATAGATGTATAAAAGGGATAAAATGGAAATAGAATATATAGATATAGCAAAAATAAAAGAGTATGAAAATAATGCCAAGGAACACCCACAAGAGCAGGTCCAACAGATAGCTGATTCTATAGAAGAATTTGGATTTAATGACCCAGTAGCGATTGATGAGGATAATATTATAATAGAGGGACATGGTAGATATTTAGCTTCTAAGATTTTAGGATTAAAAAGTATACCAATTATTAGATTGAAACACCTTAGTGAAACTCAAAAGAGAGCTTATATATTAGCTCATAACAAATTAACTTTAAATACAGGCTTTGACAAAGAAACACTTATAAAAGAGTTAACTTCTCTATTTGAGAGTGGATTTGACCTTCTGATTACAGGATTTGATGAAAATGAAATAGAAGAATTTGGTATAGGTTTTAACGTTAAAGACATAGACTATGATAAAGCAAATGATGTACCAAAAGTTGAAGATGATAAAGTGGTAATCAAAAAAGGAGATTTGATAGAATTAGGAGAACATAAGTTACTTTGTGGAGATGCTACAGATAGAGCAGATGTTTTGAAACTACTAGACCCAATACTTAAAACCAAAATAACCAAGCACTTTATTAGTGACCCACCTTACGGAATAAGCTATGACCCAAAGTTGGAAAAATATGGAATGATAAAAAATGATGATAAGTTTTTAAATTTTATTCCATTGGCAAAAAAATACACAAATGGTTTTTTTATGATTTGGACATCATATCAAGTTGTTGATTTCTTTTTGGGAAGTGGTTCTAATATGATTGCATGTGAAAATTTGGAGAGAGTATGCTATGGTATGGAACTAGATACAAAATATGCACAAATTATAGTTGAACGATATACAGAATATACATCTATCGACCAATTAATAATAAATAGCAAAAAAGTTTCGTGGAATGAATACAAAAAGCTTAGATAAGAGAATAAAATGTTTTCCCAAAAGGAGATTGCCACTATCTCACATCTGTCAGCTCTACTATTTTCCAAAGAAGAGATAGATATATTGATGAATGATAATTATATAGTTGACTTCACGACAGCACAAACAAAAGGACAACTACAAGGAGAATATGAGATTAGAAAATCTCTATATATTAAAGCCAAAGATGGCGATACAGGAGCCATAAGCCAATGGAACATCTTGAAAGCTATGCTAAAAGCATAAAACCAACCTATGAGTTAACTTTTGAACGACACGAGAGAGACAAAGAGCGTGTAGCCAATGGTACAGCTCCAAATCTAAGATTTAATAAAAAACTTGGAAAATTATATGTTCATCTACTCCAACAGCTTAAGCATTACAAAGGAGAGTTTGCAGGTAAACCATTTATCCTGGAAGATTGGCAAAAAAAAGCTATAGCAATTTGGGCAGGTTGGGAGAAGCTAAATAGTGATGGAGAATGGGTTCGTAGATTTTCAGATAGCTTTTGGTTCTTACCAAAAAAAAATGGTAAAACTATATTAGCAAGTGGTCTAGCAGTTGTAGATACAATCATAAGAGGCGAAATAGGTGGAGAAGTATATGCTTATGCAACTCAAAGAAAACAAGCCCTTTTAGCTTGGATTGGCTTTGAAAAACTCCTTAAATCTAACTCTGAACTAAGAAAATATACTAGCATAGCATACTCTACTATTACTTTTTCCAAAAATGATACAACATTTGATACATTCGGTAGAGATAGTGACTCTGTGGAGGGTGTATCCCCCACATTCGCCATTGCAGATGAGAGACATCTACACAGAGACAATAGCGTAATGGATAATGTAACTACAGCTATGATAGCTAGAAAACAGCCCCACCATTTAGTTATTACTACAGCAGGAGACAATGTAGAAAGTCCTTGTCATGTTGATTATCAATATGCCAAAAATGTTATAAATGGCATAATAGAAGATGATGAATTATTCGTATTTATCGCAGAAGCTCCACCACCTCCAGTCGGAATAAATAAGATAGATTGGTATATGCAAGAGTTTGTTTGGAAAATTGCAAATCCCAATTATGGTGTAAGTGTCAAAAGAGATGGAATGAAAAAAAGAGCAAATGAGGCACTAGAAAAACCTGAAAAGATGAATGCTTTTTTGACCAAACATTTGAATGTTTGGGATGAAAGGGGAGATAATTTTGTAACAGTAGCTGAATGGAATGCGTGTAAAGTTGACAAGATAGACACCACGGGTAGATTGATAGTGGGATTAGATTTGTCTTTTAGAGATGATTTTTCCTCCAAAGTAAATGTATATCAAAATGGAAAGTATTTTGATATTTTGCCTATCTCTTATATCCCCAAAGACAATATAAGACAAAGAGACAAAGAGTTAGGCGTTCCTCTGTTTAATTGGGTTCAACAAGGATATATAGTAGCTACAGAGGGGAAAACTATAGACCAGCAGTATATATTGGATGATATTTTAGATGAACTTTCTGATACTAAATATATAGGATATGATGCGACCTATGCCAAATGGATTACTACTCAGTTAGAGAATAAATATAACTTTCAAAACTGTGTAATGGTCAAGCAGACAACCTACGGACTAACTCTAGCGATGAACTATATGAGGGATTTGATTAGAGAGGGCAGGATTAGGCATTTGGGCGACCCTGTGATGAATTGGCACATGAGTAATGTTCGTACTGTATCTGATAGAGCAGGGAACATCAGACCTGATAGAGAAAATGTTAGAAAAAAAATAGATTTGGTTGTAGGAATGATAAATGCTTTTGCTTGTATTGTTGCTGGAGATATTGAGCAGCAACACAGTATTTACGAAGAGAGGGGCTTAAGAACCCTATAAAAAGGAATAAAAAATGAAGATAAATATATTGGCACTAGAAGTTTTGGGTTTGGGTTTCAAAATAGTTTATAGACATAAAAGAATAGTAAATGATGGTTCTTTGAAAACTTTTTCTATAAACAAAAGTTTGAATTGTAGATATTTAAATCCTTATATTTTCATTCATATTTATAGGAAAAAGTTTTTATATAGTTTTGGTGTTAAATTTTTTGTTTGGAGAGAGTAAAATATATTAAAAACATCTCATACTTAATTCAAAACACGATAAAATATCTGTATCAACAAAAAAAGGAATGCATTGTGAAAGTAATAGAGCAAGAAATCAAATATTGTGTAAATTGTGAGAAGCAAACATTACACATGAGAAACGGTACAAAACATAATTGGATTAAAACTTTGGTATTAACAATCCTTACAAGTGGGTTATATATCTTTTGGTTACTCCTTTCAGCACCTATACCAGGTACAGGAGGTAAAAAGAGTGCGTGGGTTTGTTCTACTTGTGGTATAGAAGAGGGTAGTAGAGCAGTAACCAATGAGGAGCGTATAGCTAAAACAAAAGAAGATTCAGAAAATGAAAAAATAGGCTATATAGTTATATTTTTGATTATTGTCTTGGGTTATTGGGCTTTTAGTTAAATGTTGATATAATTTTATTGCCACCAATATCTTACCAACAAGTGGATTGGGAACTTATCTTGACAGATTAACTGAGATTGGTGGATTTCTTTCCTGTTTCTATATTAAATAATAAAATAATATGCTAAAATACTACATAAGCTTATAGAGCTACAAGCTAACTTTTTAAATAATCCTATAGAAGAGTGTGAGCTAAAAAAGCTCTTACGCCTTGCGTGTCGGTTCAATTGCATTTTCTGAAAGAAAAAGATTTAAAAATATTTAAATACATCAATCTGTATAGGTTCAAACCCCATAGGGGAGATATAAAACGCATTGCGTAAACGAATAATAACGGAAGTAAACTTAAAGTTCAATTCCATAAATCTTATTTCTGATAGAAATTAATCTTTTTCTTCTATCAAAAAGCTCATCATCTATAAAAGGAGAGGTCTCATTCTCTTTTTCTAGCTCTGCTACATCAGGGAGCAACTCATATCTACCAAGTAACTCTCTCTTTTCCAATTCAGCTATTTTTTTATCTAAAATTATAGGCTCAT